ATAATTCAGGAGGGAATCAATGAGAAAATTTAGATGTACAGAAAATTCTGGTTGCGATTTTTGGACTAAAGGAAAAGTTTATCACGAAGATGAAAACGGTTACATTTACGACAACGACGGAACACCTAGGGCTGTTAAGGGATACATTGATCTTGGAGAGGCCAGGATTCCCGATTTTGAAGAAATTTTTGAGAAAGCCCAAGATGAAGCTTTAATCGCAGAAGTTTTATACGGCACGAAAACAACAATTATCAAATGGTCTGACGGTACACAAACGGAAGCGGTTTGCTCTGATGCTGATAACTTTGACAAACAAGTTGGATTCGCAATTGCTTATACAAGAAAAATGAATGGAGGGAAATTGCATGAATAAATCTTTACTTACTGGCAGGCTAACAAAAGAGCCGTATGTATCGCAAGGACAAACGATGGTCGCCAAATTCACATTGGCGGTTGACGGATTCAAGAAAGACGACACGAGTTTTATCAGAGTTGTGGCATTTGGAAAGACCGCAGAGTTGTGTCAGACTTATTTAAGCAAAGGGTCAAAGGTGTTGGTTGAAGGACATATCAAGACTGGCTCTTATGAAAAAAACGGTCAAAAGGTGTACACGACTGACGTTATTGCGGATCGTGTTGAGTTTTTGGAAAAGATGGAGAAGCAAGAGCCAAAAGAAAAAGACGGCTTTGAAGAGTTTCAACAAGTTGACCAAGAAATCCCTTTTTAGGAGGTAGAGATGATACACTGTCCAATTTGCGGAAGAATCAACACAGTGGGAAAGATAAGGACGGTCAAAGGGAAAGAGATTAAACACGAGGATGCAGGCGTTTATTTCTGCGCCAACTGCATGAGAGAGTTTGAAATATACCCGATAGAAACAGACGAAGAAATCGACGAGTTTTTTGACACGGAAATTGACGGCCAAATCACATGGGAGGAATGATGGAATTAAAAGGGTTTTACAACATGGACTGCATGGAAGGCATGAAACAAATACCGGACAATTATTTTGACTTAGCAATAGTAGACCCGCCTTATGGGATTGGCGAAGATGTTGATAAGATAAGGGATTATAATTCAAAAAGTTGTGAATCATGGAAGGGTAGGAAACCAAAAAAATATATAAAAAAACAATGGGATAATTGTAGACCGACGATTGAATATTTTAGAGAATTGCAGAGAGTTTCTAAAAATCAAATTATATGGGGCGGTAATTATTTTGCAGATTTATTAAAGCCAACTGGGTCGTGGATAGTTTGGGATAAACAAGTCGTCATGCCAACGTTTTCAGATGGAGAACTTGCTTGGTGTAGTTATAAAAACTCGGTAAAATTCGCCAGATTTTTATGGGCTGGGTACAGAAAATGTGAAGAAACAAAAAGGTTTCACCCAACTCAAAAGCCGATTGCGCTTTATAAGTGGTTGCTAAAAAACTACGCCAAAGAAGGCGACAAAATTCTTGATACTCACGTTGGTTCTGCTTCTTCTTTGATTGCTTGCTATGATTTAGGCTTTGAATATCTTGGATTTGAGTTAGATGAAGATTATTTCAAGGAAGCCACAAAACGATTAGAAGCACATAAAAGCCAATTGAATTTATTCTTGGACTGCTAGGGAGGAAGAATGAAAAAACATTCAGATGAAACGAGGGCAAAGGCTTTAGAGTTACGCAAGTTAGGCATGACTTATGGAGAGATTGAGGACGAAACGGGCATAAAGTATCGAACCATACAATCATGGTGTCAAGCGGAAGGCTTGGACAAGATGGTTAAGAAAGCCGACATCATTAAAAGCGTGATTCTGAAAGAATTGACAAGGCCTAGAGAAGCATCTTATTACATCGCCAAATACGGCAACAAGGTCGTTGATTACTTTGACGAGTTAGCTGAAGAGTACAATTTGGAAAGCGAGGGAACGATTGTTTACATTTCAAAAAACGTCAACATTGATATGGACAACTTTCACAAGGCGAAGTTTTCTGGCAAAAAGATTAAATTCGGCATTGTAAGCGACACGCATCTAGGCTCAAAGTTTTCGCAAGTTGATTTCTTACATGAGTTGTACGATTATTTTGAAGAACAAGGTGTTTCATGCGTTTACCATGCGGGGGATATTTCAGATGGGTATTATACAAACCGGTCCACACAGATTTTTGAGTTGTTGCCTGAAGCGTTAGGGTTTGACAGACAAGTTGATTATATTTGCGATGTGTACCCGAGAAAAGACTTCAAGACTTATTTTATCACGGGAAATCACGACTTCACGCATCTAAGGAATGGCGGCGCCGACATGGGCAAGGCTATTTCAAACAAACGTGACGACATGGTGCATTTGGGCCTTAACAATGCAAAGGTGTTATTGACGGACAACTGCGTGATGGAACTAAATCATCCTGGGGATGGGTCGTCGTACGCTTTGAGTTATTCGGCGCAAAAGTATGCTGATTCCATGGAAGGCGGCAAGAAGCCTAACATTTTAATTAACGGGCATCACCATAAACTCTTTTATATGGAATATAGAAACATTCACATTTTAGAAGCGGGAACGACAGAGATGCAAACAGACTTTATGAGGGGTAAACGGATCGCTTCACACGTAGGTGCATGGCTTGTTGAGTTAGAAGTCGCAGACGATGGCACGATTCTTAAATTCAAACCAGAAATGATTAAATGCTACAAAACAAGGAAGGCGGAATAGAATGGCTAAGTTTAAAATAGGCGATAAAGTGAAGGTAACTTGGGTAGATGGATTTGATAAAATTGTAGGCACTTCGATTGGTGATACTGGTGTTGTTGAAACTGATGACGATAGCGTGCCATTTGTTGAATTTGGCAAAGGTGGATATTATATGGAAGAAAGCCAACTTGAATTGGTCGAAGAAAATAAAACTGTAATTGTATCTGGTGTAAAAAAACAATGCTTAGACATTGCCGAATTGCTAGAGAAGAAAGACAAAGACTATGATTCGGCGTTTAGCAAGTCTTATAAAGAGTTTGGAATGACAAGCGTTGCCATTAGGCTGAATGATAAGGTTGAGAGATTGAAGAATCTTGTTAAAGGCGAAGAGCCAAACTTTGAATCTATCGACGATACATTGATGGACATTGCCGGATATGCGATTCTAGCGCTGGCTGAAAGGCGGGAAGATTGAGAGAGTACAGGAAATACAAAAACGGGAAATTCCATAGGTCAAGCCTTAAAAAGCTAATTAAGGGCGATATTGTTACCGTGTACGAAGATGGCAAGTTACAAAAGACTGATGAAGGCTATTCGCTGTTTATGGTTAATAAAAACGATGGCGAGAAATTTGAGTTGATTTATCTGGAAGGGGTGGAAGCATGAAAAAAGTATATGTGGCACAAGCCTATGGCGGCTTGGAAGAAAATGAGAAGAAGGCGCATGAGATTGTGGGTAAGCTAAACGAGGTTTATCCGCACATCACTTTTATAAGTCCTGTGTTGGCGTTTGGCGATTGTTACAGTCACATGGATTACGAGGCGGGGCTGATGAAAAGCTTTGAATTGTTAGAGCAATGCGACGAGGTGTTAACGCTTGACGGGTGGGAAGAATCAAAAGGCGCAACCAGGGAAAAGGCCCACGCCGAAGAAAAAGGGATCCCAGTTGTTACTCAAGATGAATATCCAACCGAACAAAACTCAATTATGATTTGTTTATTAGGCTATCAGGCATCAGGAAAAGACACGCTTGCTAAGCTGTGCGAAAGGTTTATAGGTGTTAATAGGTGCATTAGCGATACGACTAGGCCGGCAAGACCAGGAGAAGGTCCAAACGATCATTCGTTTTTAGACGAGCGAGACTTTGATTATTTCATGAAACACGGCCACTATTTAGAGACTAGTCAAACGGGCAAATATTGGTATGGCTTACACGAAGATCAGATTGAAGAAGGGGTCAATATATTTGTATGCGATCCGAACGGATTTGATAATCTGAAGAAGAACTTTAACGGAGAAGTTAAGTCTGTGTTTATTGGTGCGGATAAGTTTGACAGGATGATGCGCAGGGTGGCAAGGGAACTAGAGGATTCTAAACGGTTTGCAGAGATGTTACCTGATTATTCGATTAGAAACAATAATCTAAAACGTGCATATTTCAAATTGCGTGATTACATCAAGGAGGTAAACAATGAGGAAATTTAAATTAGTGAAAAAAGATGAAATGGTAGAAGAGATTGAAAAGGCATTAAAAGATTCTGATTTTGTCAGAAATTTCATTGAAAAAGGGAAAAATGGACTAGACGAAGATTTATATGAAGATTCGGTTGATATGGTTAAATTCATCACGCAAAACAATATTGTTTCAGTTGTCAATGAACATGTTGAATACTACGATTAGGAGGTAAACTGTGATGGTTAGAATAGGCGGTAAAGACTATGATATCATCAAGACAAACCTAGCTTTCACTGACAGCCTGCAAGGGCAAATCTCTTATGGCGAGTTAAAAATAAGGCTAGAGGAAAGCTTGCCAAAACAGAATGAAGAGGAAGTATTGTTACATGAGATTATACACGGCGTTTTCAATCATATGTGCATCGAACAGGACGAAGAATTAGTCACTAAGCTAGCAAACGGACTATACCAAGTCTTGAAAGACAATCCTAGTCTATTCTGTGGATGTAAGTTGAAAAGCGATTGAGTATATGGTAGAATAAAAGAGTAGAAAGACACTCCTTATGGACTTATCTTTCCTCCTTTCTTTTTTAGGCCTCCTTGACAGGGGGTCTTTTTTTATGTAAACGAGATAATAAACAAATGTGCTATAATAAAGAGAGGGGTGATGACATGAAAAAGCTTACGCCAAAACAAAAAGCATTTTGCGATTACTATATACAATATGGCAATGGTGCTAAGGCGGCTGTATTGGCTGGTTACAGCAAAAAAACGGCTAGAGCGATAGCTAACGAAAACTTGACAAAGCCATACATAGCTGAATACATTGAATCCCGAATGAAACTGAAGGAAGATGAAAGGATAGCAAGCCAAGACGAGGTGCTTCGTACTATAACTAGCATCATGCGGAGTGATGGAGAAGGCTCAAGTGATTTCGCTAGACTTAAGGCGGCTGAATTAATGGGCAAGAGGTACGCTTTGTTTACAGACAAGAAGCAGGTCGAAATGGATATAGGTGTAACCATAGAGGATGATTTATAATGAGAATCAAGACAAGTGAAAAGGTATTGCCTTCATTTCATGATTTCTGGAAAGCTGAAAGGGAGCCGTATCTATACTTTGTGTTAAAAGGTGGCCGTGGTTCTTCTAAGTCGTCTCATATCAGCGAGAAGATAGTGTTTAACCGGATGAAATATGACAGCCATGCACTTGTGATGCGGAAGTATAGTAAGTACCTTGAGAAATCAGTATTTGAGCAATGTCTATGGGCTATAAATCATTTTGGAGTTGAGCAATACTGGAAGGTTAAGAAAAGCCCACTGGAATTGATATACAAGCCTAAGGGAACAAAGATACTTTTCTTCGGTGCTGACGATCCGACAAAGATTAAATCAATAAAAACTGCCGACTATCCGATAACAGATTTGTGGATTGAAGAAGCTGCAGAGTTTAAGACGGAAGAGGATACAACGACAATCGTTAACTCTATTGTAAGGGCGGAATTGGAGGACTTATCATATAAGGTCTTTCTGTCGTACAACCCACCGAAGCGCAGAACGCACTGGCTGAACAAGAAGTATGAAAGCCAGTTTATTCAAAAGAATACTTACGTCCATTCTTCAACATACAAAGACAATCCGTATATATCCAAGCAAATGCTAGAAGAAATTGAGCATACCAAAGAAACAAACTTGAAGCGGTATGAGTGGGAATATCTCGGCAAGCCTATTGGATCCGGCATAGTGCCTTTCCAGAACCTGCAATTTAGACGGATATCACAGGAAGAGATTGATTCCTTTGACAATATACTCTGCGGGATTGACTGGGGTTATGCGGCAGACCCTTTTGCTTACGTAAGAATGCACTACGATAAAACAAGGCGTGTCCTTTATTTTATCGATGAGATATACGGCGTAAAGATGTCGAACAGGGAAGCGGCTGAAAAGATTATCAGGCGAGGCTATGAAAGTGAAATGATTATTGCTGATTCTGCGGAGCCTAAATCAATCGCCGAGATGAAAACATACGGCATACGAATTAAGAAAGCCAAGAAAGGCCCGGGGTCTGTTGAGTTTGGCGAAAAGTGGCTGGACGACTTAGAAGCAATCGTTATAGACCACAAGCGAACACCTAACATTGCAAGAGAGTTTGAATCAATAGACTATGACACAGATTCAGATGGTAATGTCAAGTCAAGATTAGCTGATAAAGACAACCACACAATAGATGCAACAAGGTACGCCACAGAAAAAGCTGATAGAGCGGGCGTGACCACATTACGATAGGGGGTAGACATGGCGTAC